ATTAATGATGAAAAAGAAAGAATTGTTATGGGTTCTAGTTTTTTTATAGAGGGAAAATTAGGTAGTCAACAAGGCTATGATAATTTAGATATAACTAACAATAAAAGAAAAGAGTATTAAAATGTCTTTTAAAAAAAACGGCTATTTAGTAGTTAAAAATATAATATCGTCTGAAGTAGCAGAATTTGTTTACAAATATTTTTCTAATAAAAGAGCTGTTTCAAAATTTTTATTTGATAAAAAATATATCTCTCCATTTACAGAATACTTTGGTGTTTGGAATGACACACAAATTCCAAACAGTTATTGTCATTATTCAGATATTGCAATGGAAACTTTATTAAGAGAAGTAAAACCTGTTATGGAAAAACATACAAAATTAAAACTAAGTGAAACTTATTCTTATGCAAGAATTTATAAAAAAGGAGATGTTTTAGCTAGACACAAAGATAGGTACTCATGCGAAATATCTACTACATTAAATTTAGGTGGAGATCCTTACCCAATATATTTAGATCCTACGGGTCAATACGATCAACCAGGTGTTGAGATTAATCTTAACCAAGGAGACATGTTAATATACCGTGGTTGTGAACTAGAGCATTGGAGAGAAGGATTTAAAGGAGATGAATGTTGCCAAGTATTTTTACATTATAATGACGCTGGTTTAAAAACAGCTAAAGAAAACTATTTAGATAAAAGACCTTTACTTGGTGTACCTGGTTATTTTAAAAAATGAAAGAATCTTCTGTAGAAAATTTGTTTCCTATTGCTGTTTATAGAAATAATATAAATAGAAATTTTACAGAACAAGAATTACAATTTGTTAATGACCAACAAAATAATTGTATTAAAAATGAAGGCAATATACATACAGAAGATAATTATATTTTAGATAAAAAACAATTTAAAAATATAAAAATTTTTTTAGAAAATTGTTGCAAAGATTATTTAGAAAAAATTATTTGCCCTGAAAATAATATTGAACTTTATATAACTCAATCCTGGTTAAATTATACAAAAGAAAATCAATACCATCATAAACATTTACATTCTAATTCAATTATATCCGGTGTATTATATTTTAATTGTAATAATGATAATATTAAATTTTATAATTCAAATATTAATCACACTCTTAAACCCTTAATTAAAAAGTATAATTTTTGGAATTCTGAAACATGGACTTTTCCAACAAAAACAGGAGAGTTATTTATGTTTCCTTCATCATTAAATCATGGAGTAGATGTTAAAAAAGGAGATAATATTAGAATAAGTTTATCTTTTAATACTTTTTACAAAGGTGTATTAGGTTCTGACACATCTCTGACAAAGTTAATTTTGTAATTACAGATCTTGATATAGCGTCACATTTAATATAAACCATTAAAAACAGGATTTTATATGTTACAAAAACTAGGTTTTTTACCAGGATTCAATAAACAAGTTACATCTACCGGTGCTGAATCACAGTGGACAGGTGGTACGAATGTGCGTTTTAGATATGGCACACCTGAAAAAATAGGTGGTTGGTCACAATTAGGTGAATCAAAATTAACAGGTGCAGCTAGAGGTTTGCATCACATGGTTAGTAGAGAAGGTATTAAATATGCCGTTATAGGAACTAACAGAATTTTATATGTATACTCTGGAGGAGTTTATTATGATATTCATCCTTTAGTTAATCCATCAGGCACAGCAATTACAAATGCATTTAGCACGACCAATGGATCACCAACAGTAACTATAACTTTTTCTGGAGCTCATAGTTTTAAAGTAGGAGATATTATATTATTTGGAGACACTAGTACTTTTAACACTATTACAGGTTCAAATTTTGGTGCTTCTGATTTTTGTGATAAAAAATTTATGGTAGCTAGTGTACCTAATACAACCACACTTACAATTACAATGCCTAGTAATGAAAGTGGAGCGGGTGCCACAACTTCAGGTGGGATTACTTTTTTTCAATATTATCATGTAGGTCCCGCAGAACAAGTTGGAGTTTTTGGATATGGTATTTCTCAATGGGGTGGAACTGTTACATCTCCTAGAACAACAACTTTAAATGGATTATTATCTGCTAACTCTGCTGGTACAGGTGGAACAGGAACTAGCATAACTCTTACATCTACTGTAGGGTTTCCCACTACGGGAACTAATTTTATAAAAGTAGATAATGAAGAAATATCTTACACAGGTGTTTTAGGAAATGATTTAACTGGAATTACTAGAAATGTTAGGGGTAGTTCTAATGCATCACACGCTAGTGGTGCTACAGTTACAGACATTAGTAATTTTTCAGGATGGGGACAAGCGGCTTCTAGTACTGACTGACTCTGTTGCAGAACCAGGTATGTGGTCACTAGATAATCTTGGAAGCACTTTAATTGCTTTAATATTTAATGGTGAATGTTTTGAATGGGATGCAGACGCAAAATGCTACTTCTACAAGAGCTACTATTATAACAGGTGCACCAACAGCATCGCGTGATATGTTAGTGTCAACACCAGATCGTCACTTAGTATTTTTTGGAACAGAAACAACTATTGGTAACAAAGCAACACAAGATGATATGTTTATAAGATTTTCTTCTCAAGAAAATATTAATGACTACACACCTACGGCTGAAAACAGTGCTGGTACACAAAGACTGGCCGCCGGATCACGGATCATTGGTGCTAAACTTGGTAGAAATGCAATTTATGTTTGGACGGATACATCACTATTTACTATGAGATTTGTTGGAACTCCATTTACATTTGCTTTTGAACAAGTAGGTACAAACTGTGGATTAATTGGTAAGAATGCAGCGGTTGAAGTTGACGGTGCTGCGTACTGGATGTCAGAAAATGGTTTCTTTAGATACACTGGTAAACTAGAATCTATGGATTGTTTAGTAGAAGATTATGTTTATGACAATATTAATACAACATCAAATCAATTAATATATGCAGGTGTTAATAATTTGTTTGGAGAAGTTATATGGTTTTACCCTACAGAAAACTCAAACATTAATTTAAGATCTGTAACGTACAGTTATTTAGATTCAACAGCTAAACGACCTATATGGTTTACCAATGATAGCACACTATTTACAAGAACTACATGGCAAGACTCGGCTGTGTTTGGTTTGCCTCACGCAACTCAATATGATGCAGATACAGATACATCTTTTGATGTAGTGGGTAATACAGAAGGAGTTACTTATTACTATGAACATGAAACAGGTATTAATCAAATAAGACTTGGAGTTACAACAGCTATTCCGGCTGATATTACTTCCGGTGACTACGATATTACACAAAAAGTTGTAAGAGGAGCCGCTACAAACATGGCAGACCTGAGAGGTGATGGTGAAAACATTATGAGAGTTAGTAGAATAATACCTGATTTTATAGCTCAAACAGGAAACACTATTGTACAACTAGATTTAAGAGATTATCCTAACGATACAGCTGCTAGCTCATCACTAGGTCCGTTTACCGTATCATCTACTACAACAAAAGTAGACACACGTGCAAGAGCAAGAGCTATAGCTCTTACAATATCTAATACGGCAGTGGATACTAGTTGGAAATTAGGAACTTTTAGATTAGATATACATGCTGGAGGAAGAAGATAATGGCAAAGATAGTACAATCACTAACTCGTGCAAGCTCAGAGTATGAAGAAGATGTAGCACAGTCTTTAGTTAGAGATTTAGATGCAGTTCTTGAAAAACTTAACACAACATTTCAAGAAGAACTAAAACAGGAGATAGAAGCTAGAAGTTTCTTTTTAGATTAATGGCAGTAGTAAACCAATATAAATTTGTAGGTATAGATAATAACACAACAGGTAGTGCGCTTACACCGTTAGGTGCTAGTATTCCTGCAGTTAATGAAACTATTGTTATTAAATCTATTCTTGTTACATCTGCTGGCACACCCACAGTTACTATTACAAACAATAGTATTACAGCTATTAAATCAGCACAGTTAACAGCAAACACAACAACAGAATTATTAACACAACCGCTAATAGTAGAGGGTGGAAAAACTTTTACAGTACAAGCAAGCACAACAGACTCGTTTGATGTAGCTATTAGTTATTTAAATATTAAGAAAGAGGTAACAACATAATGCTAGAACTAACACCAGATAAGATAATAACAACAATAAAGAACAAGAAAACAGGTGAGGTTTATGAGACTGAAGAAGCTCTAAAGGCTGCTAATATACCTGAAGAAGAT